AATACAACTAACGAAGTAGAGCAATCTGTTGGTACAGATCGGTCTCCTAGATCTGCTCAATCTCGAGATAAAACATCTCGCAGAACACCATGGAAACAACCTTCTGCATTAGATGCACCTCCAGCCCCTTCTGGTTTCAAGCATCGATGGATTAGAGAATCTATACTAGGTCAGGACGATAAGACTAATATGTCTAAGCGTTTACGTGAAGGCTTTGAGCCTGTTCGTGCTGAAGAGTATCCAGATTTCGAAGCTCCAACGATACTAGACGGAAGACATGCAGGTGTTATCGGAGTAGGTGGGTTAATCCTGGCAAGGATTCCTGAGGAAACAGTAAATGAACGGAAAGATTATTTCGATGGTCTTACCGCAGACGCGATGCGTGCTGTTGACACAGACTTAATGAGGGAAAGTGATCCTTCGATGCCAATTAGTAGACCTAATAGGCAAAGTAAAGTTACTTTCGGAAAAGGTTCTTAGGTAAAACTAAGATTTTTTAACAACATATTTTATAGGTAAAATAACATGGCAAATGTAAATGACCCAGACGGTTTTACTCCTGCATATCATATGTCTGGTGGAACAATCAGACCAGCTGAGTTTGCAATAGCAAGTGCTACTAATGCTTCGATTTTTTCGGGCGATGTAGTAAATCTCTCAAGTGGATTGGTTATTCAAGGTACTGCGACAGGTACTCCATTAGGTGTATTTGCAGGTGTAGAATATACAGCAACAACAGGAGAAATCATCTTTTCTAAGGTGTGGACTGCTGATACTGCTACTTTAGGTTCTGCAAATGCGAAAGCGTATGTTTATGTTGATCCAGATATTGTTTACGAGGCTCAGTCTACTGGTACTCCTACTCAAGCATCTATCGGAACAACTAATACGATTTCGACAACTGCAGGTGATTCTTCAACAGGTCGATCAAAAGAAGGTGTGACAACTACAACTTCTAGTGGTATTGCGACAGTAGTAGGCTTCCCAGATAAGCCATCAAACTCTATTGGACAATATGCTAGAGTGTATGTGACATTCCCAGCTTCTGTGTTCGGCAATAGCTAAAAGGTGATTAATAATGGCAATTAACAGAGCACAACTAGTCCAAGAACTAGAACCAGGATTGAACGCACTTTTTGGTCTTGAGTATAGCAGATACGAAAACGAGCATACTGAAATCTTTGATACAGAGAATTCAGACAGAGCGTTTGAAGAGGAAGTTATGCTTTCAGGCTTTGGTGAAGCACCAGTGAAAGGTGAGGGTGCAGCAGTCAGCTATGACTATGCGCAAGAAACTTTCACTGCTAGGTACTCACACGAGACTGTAGCATTGGCTTTCGCTTTAACAGAAGAAGCTATAGAAGACAATCTGTACGATAGTATATCTGCTAGATATACTAAAGCGTTGGCTCGCTCAATGAGTCAAACAAAGCAAGTAAAAGCTGCGAATGTACTTAATAACGGTTTCTCTACTTCCTTCCCAGGAGGAGATGGAAAACCTCTCATGACAACTGATCACCCTACCTTAACGGCAGGCGATCAAGCGAATGAGCCAAGTACTGCTGCTGATTTGAATGAAACTTCTCTAGAGAATGCAATGATAGATATCTCTGCATTTAAAGATGAGCGTGGTTTAAAAACTAATGTTCAGGCTAGAAAGTTAATCGTTCCACCAGCACTTCAGTTTGTTGCTGACAGATTGATAAACACTCCTAACAGAGTTGGCACATCTGATAACGATATTAATGCTCTTAGAAATATGAGCATGCTTCCTGACGGTTATGTGGTAAACCACTTCTTAACCGACACTGATGCGTTTTTCATTAAGACAGACGCACCAAATGGATTAAAACATTTCGTTAGAAGTCCAATGTCAACTGGTATGGAAGGTGACTTCGAGACTGGAAACATGCGTTACAAAGCTAGAGAAAGATATTCTTTCGGCTTTAGTGACTGGCGTGGTATTTACGGATCCCCTGGAGCGTAAATAATCCATTTCTTTGTAAAGGGGAGCTATATGCTCCCCTTTCTTTTTTTGCAGAATTGATATAGACTAAGGGTCTAGGATTTATTAATTTTGTTCTACAGACTGACCTAGCAGACAAGCCAAGACAGTAGAACTTTTTTCCCAGGAGGAAATTATGGCAAAATCAACCTTTTCAGGTCCTGTAAGATCATTATCAGGATTTATTTCATCAGGTAATGCTAATGTTGTTAGTTTAACTGCAGACACATCTTTAACAGTGGATGCCCACGCAGGTAAAATTTTAACAACTAACGACGCAGATGGTAAATTTACTTTACCTACTATCGTTGCTACTGCTCCAGGAAGAGACGATGACCCTAATCAAACAAATAATTTAGGTGCATCATTCTTTTTTGTAGTAGAAACTGCAGCAACTGACATGGACATTTTAACAGATGGTACAGATAAGTTTGTAGGTGGACTTTACACTGGTGTAACAGACGCAACAGGTAAAACTTTCATTTCTGGTGCATCTAACGATGTTATCACTATGAATGGAACCACTAAAGGTGGACTTGTAGGTAGTATTGTTAAAGTTACTGCTATGGCAAGTGCTAAATACGCAGTAGAAGGAATTATTTTAGGGTCAGGAACTTTAGTTACACCATTCGCTGACGCGTAATATAGGAGTTTAATATGGCAGACGCAGTAACTTCAACCACTCTGTCAGATAGTGATAGGTCAGTTGTTATTCAGCTGACCAACACATCCGATGGTTCAGGTGAGGCAGCAGTAAATAAAGTTGATGTAAGTGGTTTAGCAACTAGAACTAGTGACGGTAAAGCATGTACAGGAGTTAGGTTAGCTAAAATCGTTTATTCAACTTTTGGTATGAGTATCAAACTTTTGTGGGATGCTACTACTAATACTATCTGTTGGGATCTTAATGCAGACTACACAACTGATGAAGATTTTTCAGAGTTCGGTGGAATCAGAAACACCGCAGGTAGTGGAAAAACAGGAGATATACTATTAACAACTACAGGTCACTCAAGTGGTGATTCGTATGTTATTGTACTAACTTTATTTAAAGAGTTTTAGATAAATGGCTACTTCTGATTCTAAGGTCTTTAGCCTTAACACAGCTGAGGTAATAGAAGAGGCTTACGAATTAGCAGGTCTTGAGATGCGCACAGGTTACGATGCTGCAACTGCACGAAGATCTCTCAACATAATGTTTTCGGATTGGGCAAACAGAGGTATTAATCTGTGGACAGTAGAACAAGTCACACTAGACTTAACTTCAGGTACATCAACATATACACTAAACTCGTATGATGTAGATGTACTTGAAGCAGTTGTTAGAGTGTTTGACAGTACTACCAGTTCTTCGTATAGTGATATTTCTATAGACAGGATAAGTAGATCAGAGTATTTAAACTTACCTGACAAAACAATTACAGGAAGACCTTCTCAATATTTTGTAGATAGAAAAGAAACACCAATCTTGTATCTTTACCCTACACCAGATAACACAACCACATACAAATTTATAAGTTACCGAATACAAAGGATAGACGATGTAACAGCTTCAGCACAAGATCAAGAAGTGCCTAGTCGTTTTATACAATGTATGACACTAGGTTTAGCATATCAACTTTGTTTAAAAAGAAACCCACAGAAAGCTGGTCTATTAAAAGTAGACTATGAAGAGAGTTTTAACAGAGCTGCTGATGAAGATAGAGACAGAGCTAGTATACATCTTACACCGAGGATAAGTTATTAATGGCATACTCTAGTGGTAAAAACGCTTATGGTATTTGTGACATAAGTGGTTTTAGATATAAGTTAAACGACATGAAAAAAACATGGAATGGTTTATTAGTTGGACCAGATATGTATGACCCCAAACACCCACAACTTATTACAACTAGAAAAACTGTAGACCCAGAAGCACTTTACAACCCTAGACCAGATGTTAAGTCAACAATAAATTTAGGTCAAGTTAGAATAAGTAACCCTGTAAATTCGGCAGGTATTAGTGCTCCGATTATGTATGCTGTGAATAATGATACGATAGGTTCTATGTATCTTGTTCCTCCATCAAATGGAAGTGTAGGTGAAATAACTATATCAGGTGTGGCAGCTAGTCCTAGTCCTAGTCCGAGCCCAAGTCCGAGCCCAAGTCCATCAACAACAACTTACACCGTTACAGTAGCTAACTATCTAGGGTCAAACTATTTTTATATCGACGGTTCAAGAGCAGCAGCACTAACAGTAACAGAAGGACAAACTTATAAATTTGATCAATCAGACAGTACTAATAGTGGGCATCCTTTGAGGTTATCAACTACGTCAAATGGTACACATGGAGGTGGATCTGAATATACAACTGGTGTCACAACAAGTGGAACACCTGGAAGTTCAGGAGCTTATACTCAAATAGAAGTTGCATCTGGTGCCCCAACTTTATATTATTATTGCACTAATCATAGTGGGATGGGAGGTATAATTTATACGACATGAGTTTTACAAACACAACATTAAAAACAGCAATACAAGACTATCTAGACAGTACAGAGACCAGTTTTGTATCCAACCTAACTACTTTCATAACAACCGCAGAAGAACGAATATTTAAAAATGTTCAATTAGACAATTTTAGGAAAAATCAAGTAGGTAATCTTACAGCTTCTGGGACTTATTTAGAATGCCCTACTGATTATTTAGCACCATTTAGCCTTGCTGTTATTGACAGTGCAAGTAATTACAACTACCTTTTATTAAAACAAGTTTCTTTCATTAGGGATTATACTCCCAATGCATCCACAACAGGACTACCTAAATATTATGCAGAGTTTGACGATAATACATTTATAGTCGCACCCACTTCAGATTTAGCCTACGAGGTTGAACTGCACTACTACTACAGACCAGCATCACTCACTTCCACTACAGGAAGTGAAACAACATGGCTGTCTGAAAATGCTCCTAACGCAATACTTTATGGCAGTTTGGTTGAAGCATGCACGTATCTCAAAAATTATGAAGCAATACCAGTATATGAATCTAAGTTTCAGGATGCTTTACTAGGATTAAAAAATCTTGGTGAAGCTAAATCGACTAGAGATCAGTACAGGTATGACGAGATACGGAGACAACCACAGGCATGAGGATAGAAAAACTCGAAGGCAAGAATATTGCCATTGTTGCTATGGGCGCGAGTCAGCTAGACTTTCACCTTAGTTTAATACATTCAAAAACCTATGACGAAGTCTGGGGGATAAATTGTATGGGAGCTATCACTAAATGCGACAGAGTATTTATGCTTGATCCAGTTAGTAGGTTTATGGACACCGACGATGCAGGAAGTCAAACAGATATCATGAGAAGATGGCTACCTGTAGCTGACATACCTGTATACACATGCGAACTAGATGAAAGATGCCCTTCTGCAGTACTCTACCCTTTACAAGAAGTTGTACAAGACGCAGATTGTGCGTACTTAAATAACACTGTGCCTTTTGCTTTTGCTTTTGCTTTATACAACAAAGTTGGCAGTATCAACTTGTTTGGTATAGATTTTAGCTATAGAGGTAATCTACACTTTGCTGAGGCAGGAAAAGCATGTTGTGAGTTTTGGTTAGCTAAATGTATAGAAAGAGGAATGACTGTAAATGTCGCAGCTAGATCAGGTTTATTAGACACAGATTGTCCTATAGAAAAAAGAGTGTATGGATACCATAGACTTGAAGATCCTGATATTATAATTCTTGATGATAACAAAACTTACCACCAAGTTAAACTTTCTGAATACAATGAAATGATGCATGAAGAACAATTAAAAAACATCACAGAGGTTAGAAGTGTGATGGAAACACCACCCGAAGCTAAGAGGTATTAAATGATAGAAGTAGACACAGAACTTAAATTAGGTGAAATAGGTGTAGTCACCTCAGAAAACAGAGGACATCCACCAGAGTTTTGGGCAGAAAGATGTACAGCTAGAATTTGCGGTATTTCAGAAAATGCTGATGGGCACATACGACAACAAGCTGAAGCTTTTAGACTAGCTATTTATTCTGCAATACTTTACCATATAAAAGAGGCAATTAATAGTGAACGCTGTACAATGCGAAATCTACTAAATGCCCAAGGTCATGAAGACTTAGCTAAAATATTAAAGGAACTTTAAAATGGCAATTACATCTACATTAACAACTAGTTTTAAGAAAGAACTATTAGAAGCTAAACATAATTTTTTAGCGTCTGGTGGTAATTCATTTAAATTAGCTTTATACACTAGTTCAGCAACAATGGGTGCTACTACTACAGCTTATAGTACAAGTCAAGAATCATCAGGAACAAACTATACTGCAGGTGGATCAGCTTTAACCAATATAAATCCAACAAGTTCAGGGACTACAGGTTTCACTGACTTTTCTGATTTAACTTTTGGTACAGCTACTGTTACTGCTAGAGGTTGTTTAATCTATAACGACACAAATGCTGATAGATCAGTAGCTACTATTGATTTCGGTGGAGATAAAACTTCTACTGCAGGAGATTTTACTATTGTGTTTCCTGCTGCAGCTGCATCAACTGCTATTATTAGAATAGCCTAGCCTTAAATGGCTATTGTTAACGGTTGGGGTCGAGGCACGTGGGGTCAACTCACATGGGGCGAAGCCATACCAGTTACACTTAGTGGTTTATCTGCCACATCAGCATTAGGTACAGTAACACCTGATGCAGAAGCAACAATTACTCTTACAGGTTTAAGTGCTACAGCTACTAATGGTGGTGTAGCAGTAGAAGCAGGTGGTAAGATTGGAGTTAATGGATTCGCAGGTGTATCTGCTTTAGGTACAGCAACTACAGTTTCAAACAATACTTTAAATGTTTCAGGTTTAGCAGGAACTTCTGCTTTAGGAACAGCTACAACTGATGCAGAGGCTAATGTTAGTCCATCAGGCTTAGAAGCCACAGGTGGAGTAGGATCACTTACTACCGTGGCTAAAGCCAATCAAGTTCCAACTGGACAAGCTGGAACATCAGCTTTAGGTACTGCAACCACCAAAACTGATAATAGGTTTAATGTTGGTGGGCTTGTAAATCAGGCGTTAGGATCAGTTGGAAATCCAACTTTTAATTGCAAAGCCAATGTAACAATTACAGGTGTGTCTGCTACAGGAGAACTTAGTACACTTAATATTTGGTCACCTGTTATAGACAGTCAAACACCTAATTGGAGAAATGTTGCAGCATAGGGTATACACTGCAAGTTTTTTGGTTTAATATATAATAACATGGCATAATAAATGCTCAGAGGTAAGAAATGGCAACTTATGTAAATAATTTAAGACTCAAAGAAATCGCTACAGGAGACGAAAGCGGAACTTGGGGTACTTCTACTAACACTAATCTAGAATTAATTGGTGAAGCTCTCGGTATAGGAACTGAAGCTATCACTACTAACGCAGATACTCACGCAACCACAGTAGCAGATGGAACAGCAGACGCAGGTCGAGCTTTTTATCTTAAATACACAGGTACTTTAGATTCAGCTTGTACTATTACGATTGGTCCAAACACTATGAAGCGTGTGCAAATAATTGAAAACGCTACTAGTGGATCGCAAAATATAATTATTTCACAAGGCTCAGGAGCTAATGTAACTATTGCTGCTGGAAAAGTAGCAGTAGTTCAATTAGACGGAGCAGGAAGTGGAGCAGCAGTATTAGATGTGTTTACTGATTTAGCTGTCACAGATAGCTTGTCAATCAATGGCACAACTCTTACCATAGGTGATGCTACTGCTGAAGATACTAAAATAGTCTTTGATGGCAATGCACAAGATTTTTATGTTGGCTTAGATGATAGTGCTGATGATTTAGTTATAGGACTAGGCTCAACAGTTGGTACAACACCAGCTATCTCAGTAGATGAGGATCAGTTTGTAACAATGCCTAAAAAAGTTACAGCTTCTACTTCAGCTAATATTAGCCAAGTAGCTATTACCTCAAGCTCTAACGCAACAGCTTGGGATGCACGAGCAGCAGCGAATGCATATTATGTAACAGTTGAAAATACTACATTCTCAGCACCTAGTAACGCTGTAGAAGGTGCAATTATTTCAGTAGAGATAGCTCAAGGTGGTACAGCTAGGACAGTTGCTTGGAACACAGTATTTGAGTTTGCTGCTAGCACAGCTCCTACAATTACAGCTACAGCTAACAAAACCGACATATTAGCATTTAGGTACAATGGCTCTGTTTGGCAAGAAATCGGTAGAGTACAAAACCTAGCACAAACCTAATATGGAAACCCTACAAAGAACTGCTAATCGAGGAAGTGTCTCTACTGGTCCTTATGAGATTGATAATTCTTTGAAGTTTGATTCAGCTAGCACAGAATATTTGTATGATACTAGAGGTACTTCAGGTTCAGACTGGAACAGAGTTCTATGGACTGCTTCTATGTGGGTAAAACATATTCCAAATGAAGATACATCAACTGCTCCAAAAGAAAGAATGTTTGGTGCAGCAGATGCAAATAGTGATTTTGATATTCGTTTTAGAGGAGAACATTTAGGATTTAGAAACAACTCTGATGAAGATGGTGTTGCTGAACTAAGAACAACAGCAGTTTTTCGAGATTATAGTGCGTGGTATCACATAGTAGCAGTATGGGACACAGCCAATTCTACTGCTGGAGATAGAATGAAGCTGTATGTTAATGGTACAGAACAAACAGATTTTTCTACAGACACCAACCCTAGTGTAAATGCAAAATCTGTTTGGGGTAAAAAGAATGATGGTACTGATGGAGATGTTGTTCACACCATAGGGGGTTATTACAACGCTTCTTCAGGTTTTGCCCAAGGACTTAATGGTTATATGACTGAAATAAATTGGGTCGAAGGACAAGCATTAGCTCCCTCAGATTTTGGAGAAACTGATAGTGATACTGGTATTTGGATTCCAAAAAAATATACAGGTTCTTATGGCACCAATGGTTTTTATTTAGACTTTGAGGATTCTTCAAGTCTTGGTGCAGATGATAGTGGAAATGCAAATAATTGGTCTTTAAATAATATTTCAGCAGTAGATCAATCGCCTGATTCTCCAACTACGAATTATGCAACTTGGAATGGTTTGTTTAGCGCTACTGGTGCAAATGATGGTTATCCTGGTGGTTTAAAAGTTACACAAGGAGGAACAGAGGCGGCAGGTATTTCAGGTTGGGATACTGCTTTATCTACTATGGCTGTATCACAAGGTAAATGGTATGCAGAATTTTATATAACAGGTTCAGGTACACCTGTTTATACTATGATTGGTGCAGCACAAGCAGAACGATATGACCTTGTAATAAAAACTGGTGGTGTCTATGTAGGTCATAGTGGCTCTAGTGGTTATAGTGTTTCTTTGTATGGTCAAAATGGAAATGTCTATCCAGCAGAAGACGATGGTGGAACTGCTAATAAGTTTAATGCAGGAGATTTAATAAGTGTTGCATTGGATATGGATAATCAAAAAATATATTGGGCAAGAAATGGAAGTTGGTTACTCTCTGACGATCCAGGAAGTAATAATGGTTATGCTATACCTTGGACTGGCGATACTTATTTTGGTGTATCTCAATATGATTCAGATAATAGTATTCAAGCAAACTTTGGTGGCTTTCATGCTAATACTGTATCTTCAGGAAATGCGGATGCAAATGGATATGGAAATTTTGAGTATGCTCCACCAACAGGGTATTATGCCTTAAACACATACAATCTTAACGAGTTCGGATAATGGCTTATACAACAATAGACGATCCATCAGCATTTTTTCAGGCTCTTACTTATACAGGTAATGGTTCTAATCCAAGGAACTTAACCAATGATGGTAATAGTGATTTACAGCCTGATTGGATTTGGGGTAAAAACAGAACAGATGCAGGAAGCAACCACGCATCTCAAATTTCAAATTTAAGTATGAATGCTCCAGTTGACAGTACGCAAGTATCTCCTGACAACAGTAGTAACGCAAACTCTCCAGCAACAACTTATGGGTATTGTTCAGCATTTTTAACAGATGGGTTTACCGCAGCAGCAGGTGGAAGTAATGGCGATGTTTATAATGCAAATAGCAAAGAGTTTGTTGCATGGCAATGGAAATGTAATGGTGGTTCTGTTGCAAGTAATACAGATGGAAGTATTACAACTTCAGTACAATATAATTCTACAGCAGGTTTTAGTATAGGTACTTATACAGGAGATGGTAATGCTTCAGTAACTATTGGTCATGGACTAGGAGCTATACCTGACTTTTTTATGATAAAAGGATATTCAGGTGGCGGCACAAAATATTGGGTAGTGGGGTGTCCAAATACAGCAGCTTTTGGAAATGGTGGTAGCAACCATGTATTTTTAGACACCGATAATCCAATTATGAGTAACACTACAATTTGGAGAAATGCTAACTTTACAAGCACAATAGTACCTTTAGGCAGTCACCAAGCTGTTAATCATGTTAGCTCAAAATATATGTTTTTTGCTTTTAAAAATATACAAGGATATTCAAGAATAGGACAATATGTAGGTAATGGAAATGCAAGTGGTCCGTTCGTCTATACAGGATTTAAACCTGCTTTTGTTATGGTTAAACCAGTAACTAATTCAGGATATAATTGGGTAAT